CAGAAGAAAGCACAGAAGAAGTCGCAGAAACTGAAACCTCGCTCTTGACCTTTGGGCAGTTCAACGAAGGTAGAGCAGAAGATGCACAGAAGTCTTTGAACAAAGTCAAGAAACGTCAAAAGGTTCTTGATAAGTACGAGAAAGATACTGGCAGAAAAGCTGATATCAAAAAGACTCCTGAGTATAAGCAACACAAAATGAGATTCCCTGGTGCTAAGCGCACTGGTAAGAAGGTGAAAGGTGCTAAGGAGACTGAGCTACAGCAACATAATCGTAGGACTACTAAGCATAATGAAAGACTTATGAAGCGCGGTCCTACTAAAAAGGAAGCTGAGCGCCAGAAGGGTTATGATGCTTATGAGAAAAAGCACAAACGTGGTAACAGATCTGTTTGGGATTGATGCTATATAGATTAGACCCGTTTTTGGTAACTAATCATGTTGGCATTTTTACTTCCCCTTGCTAAAAAAGTTGTAGCAGATGCAGTCTCTAAGATTCCTGACGATGCAGAACTCGGTGAAAAACTGATCGATATCTGTATCCTCGTTTTGGAGAAAGCAGTCAAACTTACAAAGACAACTGCTGATGATAAACTGCTTGAAGCAGTGAAGGCAGCACTTGTCACTAGAGAGGGTGAATAACTTATAGGGGCGAAAGCCCCTTTTTTTATAAATAAGTACACGGAATACAACGTCGGAGAAACAATGTCTTTATACGGAAGAGTTGACTCCACTGCTAACCAGACCGCTGTCGGTCTTACTATTGGTAACAGCGGTGGGTCTGTAACAAAAACAATCGTCTTTTGTGACGAAACAGAAGCAGCATTAGCAGCAAACAGAGGTCGTGGTATCACAGCACCTGGTTGGTGGGCATATCACACTTACACTGATGTATCTGGTGCAACTCGCCATAGAGCAGAGCATCTGATGGCTCTGACTAATCCTGAAGCGAACGCTGATGAGACTCTGAGTGATGACACAATCGCAGCAGATGCAGCGAACACCATCACGCTCAGCACCAATAACACTGACAAGACTACTTCTAGTGGCGCAGCAACCTTCCTGGTCGCAGCATCTGTCACCAATTCTGGTACAGCAACCTTCCAATGGCAGAAGAGACTTACCTCTACTGGTAGATTCTCTAACGTGTCTGGTGCAACCAGCACATCTCTGGCACTCACAGGTCAGACTGCAGCAGAAGACGGCAACCAGTATCGTGTTAAGGTCAACTCTAACAACGGTGCTCCTGAAGTTATCTCCGACGTAGCAACACTGACATTTGGTAGCTAATGAAATTTGACGAACTGAATGAATCTACTTACATTCTGTTCGCCATTAAGCATTATGAAAACCCTCATTGCGTAACTCGCGATGATTTTGATGAAGACATGAAACGCTTCAAGTATCTGAAAAGACTCTTGAAGCGTTATGTTCGTGGGAGTCAATTAAGGACTCACTTGATTATAAACCATCTCATCATACTTTATAATGTTTTTGGTGAAGCAACAACACCTCTCTTGTTCTATAAAATGGAACGAGAGTATTGGAGTATTTTGAAAACATTACTGCTTTACTTGAATAAATATCCAGTAGGAATGTTGCCCGATCTAGAAATAGATCCAGATATAGAAGAAGTATTACAGGAACTATGACCATGATGGCTGCTGGTACAGGAGGATTTAGTGGTAGTGCTGCTGCCACAGGACCTAATGCAGGTTATGATCCTGTCATGAAGTTCCGAAAGAAAGTGAAAAAGACTAAGGAAGATAAAAAACTTGTTGCCCCTGGTAACAAACTTGGTGAATCAAAAGAGAATCCATCTACACCTTCTAGACTTTTTCAATATAAAGTCACTCTCCCTGAGGTTGGTGAGACTGTTGTCTATGCATCATCTCCTGCAGAACTGATGCAAAAGATGCGTCTCTTGGTTAACTATCGCTATAGAGGTGACATTAAGATTGAAAGAATTATGCCCGCAGCAGCAGGTAAGTTCTTTATGGATAAGCGTGCTAAGCATCTTCGCAATGTCAAAGAACAGGCAGACAAGCAAATGCAAGCACAAATGACTCGTCAGCAAGTTAATCTTGAGAAACAAAAAGCAGACGATAAGATTAAGCAAATTAGAATGGAGTTGCAAAAGAAAACTCAGGCTCTCATGAAGAAGCAGAGAGCAGGTGGAGCACAAGCAACTGTTGATAAGTAAGATGTTTGGACTTGGTAAACTACAAGTATTAGAATCTAAACTTGACATCTATGAGGATCTTTCCAAAGAGATGTTGGAGAAGTTGGAGCGTGCTGTCTTTACTATCTCCGAAAACAGTAATAAAGTATCAGTCATTCTTGAAAGACATGAAAGTCGCCTGGATGAGAGTCAGAGATCCGATCAACTTATCATCAAAATGATTGAAGAGATGAAGGATCAAGAAGAAAAAAATCATAAACTCCTTCATGAAAGAATCGATAGAATTCAAAAGAAAGTTGACTCAAATCAAAAGTTTGTAGTCGGTGCTGGTGCTGTCTTAGCAACCCTTGTGGCAGTGTTACAAGTGGTCCCAGGAATGATTAGGGTGTTGACACCAGTGATGCAAACGAGTATGATGGACACAGCAGTTGTCCAACGTATTGTCTGAATTTGTTGATGTCCACTATGTAAATCTCCTCTCTGGGCGACTAGAAAAGTTTGCTCGGAAGAAGGCAGATTTGTATAACTTTCGCTGTCCGTATTGCGGTGACTCTCAGAAGCATCGTAATAAGGCACGAGGGTACTTCTTTCGTATCAAGACGGATATGGTCTTCAAGTGTCATAACTGTGGCGTAGGTAGGACTCTTCCAAATTTCTTAAAAGACAATGCACCTGACCTCTATGATGAATATATCATGGAGCGTTACAAGACAGGAACTACAGGTAAAGGTTCATACGTTCCCAAACCCAAATTTGAAAAACCGAAGTTCAAGAAAAAGGGAGAACTTCAAAGTATGGATCAACTAAATAAAGGACACCCTGCAGTTGGATATCTTCTCGGTCGTCAAATTCCTGAGGCAAGTTACTCAGATTTGTTTTATACCGATAAGTTCTGCACATGGGTCAATACTCAAAAACCAACGTTCAAAGATGTCAAAAAGGATCACCCAAGAATTATTATTCCTTTCATTGACCAACAGGGCGAGTGGTTTGGATTCCAAGGGAGGTCCTTGAATAGTGATGATAAGTTGCGATATATCACCATCATGTTGGATGAGTCTAGAATTAAAGTCTTTGGTCTCAACCGAGTAGACTTTAAGAAGACTGTCTACATCACTGAAGGACCTTTTGATAGTCTCTACATCGACAATGCAATTGCTATGGCAGGAGCAGACGTTGATTGGGCATTGTTGTCTGGCAAAGAAGCAGTCTTTGTCTATGATAATGAGAAGCGAAACAAAGAGATTGTTAAAAGAATGGAGAAAGCAATCGACAAAGGATATGAGATTGTGATTTGGCCAGAGAACCTAGAAGAAAAGGATTTGAATGATATGTACATCGCTGGACATGACGTTCAATCTCTGGTAGAATTTAATACTTACAGCGGCTTACAAGCACAGATTAAACTAAGCGAATGGAAAAAGGTATGAAAGAGATCCATGTAGTCAAAAGAGATGGAGAGCAAACACCTCTAGACCTTGATAAGATTCATGCGATGGTAGAGCACGCCTGTAAAGGTCTTGCAGGTGTCTCTGAGAGTCAGGTGGAGATGAATGCTGGTCTTCAGTTTTTTGATGGTATTAAGACCTCTGATATTCAAGAGATTTTGATTCGTTCTGCCAACGATTTAATTTCTTTGGAAGCACCCAACTATCAGTTTGTTGCTGCTCGTTTGCTTTTATTTGGACTGAGAAAAGCAGTTTACAACGGTCACCCTGATGGACATCCTCCTCTGAAAGAGCACGTTGAGAAGTGCGTTGATCTTGGTGTCTATGACTCTACTATCCTTTCAAAGTATACTGATGAAGAGTGGGATAAACTTTCTAGTTTCATGGATCATGAGCGTGATTATTTGTTTACATATGCTGGCATTCGTCAGGTTGTAGATAAATACTTAGTGCAGGATCGCAGTTCTGGAGAGGTGTATGAGACACCCCAGTTCATGTACATGATGATTGCGGCAACCCTGTTCCAAGATGATGATAAGTTTTATCGCCTGGAATATGTCAAAAAATACTACGACGCAATCTCAAAGCACCGCATCAACATTCCCACACCTGTCATGGCAGGAGTGCGAACTCCACTTCGACAATTTGCGAGCTGTGTTCTTGTTGATGTTGATGACACCCTCGATAGCATCTTTAGCAGTGACATGGCTATTGGTTACTACGTTGCTCAACGTGCAGGAATCGGTATCAACGCAGGCAGAATCCGTGGCATCAACAGTAAGATCAGAGACGGAGAGGTTCAACACACAGGTGTGGTCCCCTTCCTCAAAAAGTTTGAATC